AAAAGGGCGACAGTGTTAGTGCCGCCCATTGTATGAAATTGTCAATTACTCATTAACATAGATCGCATACAAAGTAACGCTTGCGCTTGTCACCTTATATGTATCTGTGATATCGGGAGTGGTTGCAGTTGAGGTTGTATCCCATCCGGCAAATACCTTGCCACTAGGGGGAGTAAGCGCCGAACCGTTGGGAACGGGTATGATCGCACCAACAACAGTTGAAATACTGTCATAAGACCCCGTGCCACTGCCTGCATTAAAGGCAACGGTTGCGGCTGTTCCCTCTCCAAAGAAACTGTCAAGGTAAGCCTCCGCCTCTGCGTATGTATCAAATGTCTGGGTCTTTGACCATGTGCCATCGGCAAGGGTTGCGACCTGCCCTTCAAGGGTGGATGTGCCAAATTCCAAATCCTGTCCCTTGGTGGTGTTTTCCTGTGACGGCTCGGACATCTTGACCTTGCATAAGAACTCGACCTTATACTTATATACACCGCCAACCATTTTGGTTATGATCCTACCAAAGCCGATATAGGGTGCTACATCGGTGGAATTACGCACCATCTCACCATTGATGATGGTATGTCCCAACAGGTCTGCAAGCACCTCATCATCCTCATCATCAACGCCAAGGCTCACCGTACCGGACTGAAAAGAGGTATCACTTTCTGCGAGCGCATCATCAGCGTATAATTTAACATCGTTGTTGGATATATCCACATTGCAGGATATAGCCTTTGCAGGTTTTTTTCCAACTCCGTAAGTTGCAGTGCCATCAAGCGCCTCTGTCAAAATACCGTAGCGGAAATTTTTAACACCTATTTTAGCCATTTAATTTTCCTCCTTATAAATAGCAAAATTTAAAGTTTTGTGATAATAACCTGTGTCTGTCTCGTACATGTCCGCACTACTTCTCGACACTTGCCACACAAAACCATTGTCCTTTAGGATCTGTTTAAGCTCTCTCACAATGTCATGATAATTGCCCTTTGCGTAAACGTCAAAGTCATAATAGTCAACATAAGCAAGCAACTCATCGTCACCGGAAAGAGCGTTGTCTGCGTCCTGTTGCATATATACAATGTACGGTTCGCCGTGCCCTTGGTAGTACATATAAGCCACCGGCACGCTCACCCCGTCCACCGTAAAATCCGACAGGATACTTTCTATCAACTCATTCATCAAGTAAACCTCCACTTGCCTCGGATTGGGCGGCCAACATTGCCTCTTCAATATCCTTTTTGCGGAAAGACTTTCTCATAAAAGGGCGCTTGGGAAAAGGTAAAGTGCTCCTACCGTGCTCATACAAATTAGCAATAAACTCCGCAGGAACGCCTTTTGTGGTAGAGTATGTACCACCTTTGCCACTTCTTGAAAAGCTCTTTCTGTTTGGGTTGCTGAAAGGTATATATCCTTTAACAATCACCTTTGTGTTGATACCATCATCAGATGGGGTGCGGTATGTTTTCGTTGTCTTAACATACTCTTTCAAGGTGTCTGGGGCATTATTCCTCATGTTGTCCTCAACAACCTTTGCACCGGCACGAGTCATCTCGCCCAAAATCTCATCGGTGTTGTCATATATCTTTTGGATATCCCTCATGATCTCCGTTGGCAACTGTACTTTAAAACCCATCAGTGTTCTACCTCTTTGCATTGCATTTCAAGCTCTACACCTGCCTCATCAACATTATTGAGATATTCAATGGTGTATATCCTTCCCCCATACTCCACCTGCATATCACGGTTTATAGGTGTATGAGGATATCGAATTGTAAAATTGGTATAAGCCTTTTCAAAATCCGTACCATTCCGTATCAGTGTAAAGCCCCTTGTTGTCTTTACTGCCGCATAAGGTTGTAATACAAGCGTTTTAACCACACTCTGAAACCCTGCGGCGTCTTTGACAACCGTTGTCTGGTATATGCTTATCCTTATGTTGTACTTTCCTGCGTTTATCATAAAAGGTTCACCACATGAAGGTTGAGAATACTCTCAACCACCTTGTTAACATTTGAGCTGTCAACATACATTGCTCTGTTATCCCACATATCTTGTACCAAGATAAAGACCACAAGCACAACATCCGTAAAAGCATTAAGCTCTAAAAGCGTTCTGCCGGTATATTGCTCAATATATGCCTTCGCCACATCGAGCAATGATCCTAAAGTCTGTAAATCGGTTTCAACTGGGTCAACAAGTCTAATGTACTCCGCTAAATCGTTGGTTGTAATGTCACTTATTTTTTGCACATTCATTATGCACCTCCGTTTTTGGGTGCTTATGCCTCATAAGTGCCCGTTACACCCAAGATTGTTACATCTTTTTTGATATTTTCCGCAATGAGGTTTGCATCCACCACCTGTGCCGTTGCATAATTGGTAACATCAACCTCTGCCGTGCCTGTGATCTCTACCTTGCCGGTGCTAGGGTTGGGAACGGCAACATTGGCCTTTGCATAAGCGGTAACATCTGTTTCACCGTTTGCGGTTATGCTCTTTGTCCCTGTCGGCGTGATGAGGGTATATTCATCTGCAAGGCCATCGCTTATAAGCTGTGCCCCCGCCTCATCGGTGACGGTAAGTATTGAGCCGTCCGCAACGGATGTAAGCTCTCCCGTGGAGCTATCTCTCATGGTAAACGGGATAATTGCTCTAACATTCATTCTGCTTTCCCCTTTCTCCTTTTAGGTTTATCCTCCGCAACAACCTTTTCTGCTTTCTTATCGGTTGTTACATACGGGATGATGTACCCTGCTTTAGACAGGTCATCAACAAGGGCAGAATCGGTTATCTCCCTTATCTGCCCTTTTGCCATTGATAACTTATTACCGGAGAAAGAGACACACGCTATATAAGCCATGGTCTATCCCCCTTTCTTATGCCATTACAAGCTTTGCAATCTTCTGCTGATCTTCGACAGTGGCATCAAACTCGAACCAAGAAATTATGCCGTAAGCATGCTCATCAGCGTACTTCTCACGCAGAACCTCAATGCTAATGCTTTCATTGAACTTGGTTGCAAGGCCTTTCATATCGCCGTAGTAAACAACGGTATTGCCGGTTGCTATTTCGGGCATGTTGTCGGACACATAAACAGGCTTGCCAAGCAGGGAAGTACCAAAGGGAGTGGAGATATCATCGTTGAGCAGATATCTTCCCATCTCATCCTTGAGCAGGCGGAGTGCTGTTCTAGTAGCAGGACTCATAATCCATATTGCATCGTTCTGGTAACGATCCTTTACCTTGTCATGAAGCTTGATAATCTCATCAGCGGTTATTGCGCTTGCGCTTGCGGCCGTCACACTGTTAGTAAGAGCGGAAAGGCCTGCAACTTTCTGATAAGTACCGTTCAGTAACTCGCCCTCAATCCAACGTGCAATGTGCTCGGCCATAAGGTTGATAACATGATCTACGATGTTGAACTGTGAGTTATTGATAAGGGAACGGCTCACCTTTGCAAGTGCACCGGCAAGGAATCCGGTAAGCGTAACCTGTGAGGTGAACTTGCCTACATTGCTTGCGATCTGCAAAAACTCTGTCTGATAATCAACGGTAATGTGGGTTGTTCCCTCATCGTAGTAAGGGATGGTAACAGTACCCTTGATATTGTACTTGGTTGATCTCTCCAGAATGGGGCACACATCATAAACTCTCTTTATGATCTTATCCACGATGGTCTCCGGTATAACCGCACCATTGTTGTCTACGTCCATGTTGTTAGCTCTTGTCTCAAGCTTGCCCTCGCCACGGAGAAAAGCCTCAAACTCTGCTCTCTCAAGCTCTTCAACTGATCTCTTCTCTTCCTTGTTGCATGCTCTGTTTTCTTCCATTTTTACTTCCTCCTCTTCGGGTTCTTCATCCGGTTTTACATCCATTTCCTTAAGCTCTCTCATATCGTCATCAAGCTTAAGTGCGGCCTTTATAGCCTTTACATCATCACGGATCTCGGCAATCTCCATCGCCTCATCCTCTGTGAGCTCTCTTTCTTCCGCTTTAGCGGTCTCGACAAGCTCTTCCGCACGAGTGATAAGGTCATTCTTTTTTTCTTCTTTCGCCTTACGCTCGGCATCACTTAAGGTAATAAGTTTTGACATGTCTTTTTCTCCTCCTTTTTTAAGATTTCATGTCGGCTATGAGCTTATCAAGCTCACTGTAATCTATCTGCTTAACCGGTTCTTCCGGCGTCTGCACTTCCTCTGTCTTTGGCTCTTCAATCTCACGGATGTTCAACTCATCCGTAAATGTTTCGCCAAAGTATGTTTCCAC